CTTGTGCCGTCTGCAAGTCTTTGTGTACCTGCAGTGTTAGTTGAAGTTGGAGTCCAATCACTTAATGATTCTTGATCTGACCATCTAATAAACATGNCGTCTTGCGTAGAAGTTGTTCCAATTGTTGTTTCTGAACCAAAAGAAATTAAGTGTCTATCTGGTGTAGAAACTAAAGTAAATTGTGATGCAGTAGGACAACCACTTATAAGTGTTGCTCTAGTAGAAGTTGCACCTGTTGCATTAGAGTTCCATTCAAAACTTGAACCGTCTGCAATAGTTGCAATAAGTTTATTACCAAAATTATCTAACGACCACATACCAGGAGCTGTTACAATGTCACCTGTTTGTGATGCACCCCATTTAGTGTAATCTGATGCATTGGTTACAGTGGCTGCATCACTGTGTGATGCTGCTGTTGTGTTATCTGATCCTCTTGTTAATCCTGATAAAGTTCCTGTACCAGTTGTATTCGTTGTATAAGCAATTCTTTCATCGTCGATTACAACAGTTCCTGATGCAGGAAATCCATTTGAGTCATCAAGAACAATACTTGTTGAACCTGAAGTTAAGGCTCCATCTAAAGTAGAACTAACTGCACCTAATGCAGTACCACCCCATAATCCAAGACCCCAACCAGCTGCTGATTCTTCAACTGCAGGTCCAATTGAATAGTAGTGTTGAACTCTTATTCCCCCTGATGTAGATGCTCCTGATCCTGATTCATTTGACCCCATTTCAATTGTAATCGTTGTTGAACTTGGAACAGTTGCCACCATAAAAACTTTATCATCAAAATCACCAGAACTAAAATTAGAATTAGTAATAGCGGTAAAATTATCCAACTTAATAATATCGTATTGATTAATGTTATGAGAAGATGCAAACGTAATTGTAACTGTCGCGTCACCGTTTGTTGTTGTAAACGCATTTGTTAATGTTGTTGTAGCTTTAATAGGAGTAATGTCATAAAATGCACCTCCTGAATACACATATAAAATTCTATTTGTACCTAATGCTGAATATTTAATACCATCTGAATTAACAAATTGGTGCATAGCAGTTGTTCTGCCAGTTAAAGTTATATCTCCTAACTGTGCCCAACCACCTATTTTTTCAGGTGAACCATATCTAAATCTTATATTATCACCATCAACCCATTGACCCTCGCCGCCCGTTGCTGTAACTTGCTTATTAATTCCAGGTTGAAATCTTAATTTTTGTAGCATAATTACCTCGCGTTACACGGTACTCCATTTGAATTTACAAATGGTGCTTCTGCAAATGCCATGTAGATTAAAGTTGATGATGTGCCGTTAACTGTTGCATTACTTGTTCTCATCTTAAATCCATTGGAAAGAAAATCAATTCTATCATCTGTTTGCTCTGCATTATTAGTGTTTGCATATAATTCATTATTATCAACATTATATCCTAGTCTTTTACGATCATAAATATACCAATTTGATGTACCATTTGTTCTTTTCAGAATAACCATAGCTGGTCGAAATCCTGTATGAATAAACATTCCATCAGCATTTCCATTTCCTGTGTATGAGCCAAACTTGCTAAAGCCTTGTATTGGTGTCCATAAATAAGCTATATAATTTGCAGAACTCCCATTAACACTTGTACTTGATTTAACACGAAATACTGAACTTCCAGGCTCTGTATCATCCCAAGTACTATCATCATCAGAAGTTGCGCCATCACTGTTTAATTGTAAATGATCTGTGCCTGGTGCTGATGTATTTTTTTCATGATATACAGCCCATTTTATAGAATTAGTTAAATTTTTTACAACCATCCAGTGAGGTTTTGCCCCTAATGAATGTGAAATATTTCTTCCTGCAGCAGCATCTCCAGCATATGAAATTATATCAAACCCAGCAGTTGCACTTTCTTTCCACGCCCAAGCTACAAATGTTCCACCATCTGAATTAACATCTCCTTCGTCTCCTAAAGAAAATCCATCACTATTTAAAGCTGTTACAACTCCTGTATCAGTAGCTTCTGCATCTGTATTTTGTGTGTGTAAATGTTTAGTTACACCTCTAACTGAGTCTTGTATATAATGTCCTTCGGCTACTGATCTTCCTTTTACCCATAAAAAATCAGGTTGCATATCTTCAGAGCCATCAAAAGTTATAGATTGTGTGCCACCATTTCCAGTATAAGGCTTAACCTGAAAATATAATTCTGGATTGTCTATTGTTGTATAAGCTGCCATTTAACCTCCATCACTTCCTAAATTTTTTGTGCATAACGCAAGGTATCCTGATGGTGGTTCATATTCAAAATTTCCATAGCCATTTCCATCTGCGTTACCTGATGAAATTGCAAAAGCTGGACAACCACCAAAGTTCAACGCAAAAGTTGAAGTAGTAGAGTAATCTGTATCTCCAACCGCAGGATGATAAACTCCTGTATTTGTACTTGCTGCTGCTGTTATAGATTTAGCACCTGTTCCTGTTGAGCCAGAAGTCGGATCACCAGAATTTTGCCATGTTCCACCTTTTGAAAAATATAATTTGTTATTATCTAAATCTAATGCTACTCCAATTATATCTGAAGTTCCATAACTATTTCCATAATCCGCGCCTGAACCATTATTATATATGTCTCCATCGCTATGCCTATAACTATATCCATAAGTATATGAATTTAAAGATGAATTAGCGGCATCTGCTGGTTTATCTACTATTCCAATTAAAGACGCGGCACCCTGATTAGTAGACATTGCTTCCCAATACCACTTTCCAGCAGTTAATCCAAATGTTCCTGTAAAGTGAGAATAACCATTAGAAGAACTTGAACCTTGACCAGTAACTACTATACAGTTTCCCTCAGAAAAAGTGCCTAGTGTTGAAATTGGGTAATTATCCAAAGGATTCATAGTACAAAAATTATTCGTGCAAGTATCTGAAGCTTGATCAGCTGCAGCTAGATTAACTTCTGTAAAATCCGTTCCGCCATTTGCGTCGTTGCCTAGGTTGTCACTCGCTTCAAAGTCAAGGTAGAAACCATTCGTACCGAATGAAAGTCCGCTAACACTTATCGGCTTCCAAATTGTTGGAGAATCTTCATCTGCCTCCCCAAATGAACTTGGTGCTAATGCTGAACCATCAACCATACAAACTTCAGCTAAATAGCCATCAAATTGATTACTATTATATTTGAGTACGACCAATTTCAATAGCATCATGAGTTGAGTTCATATATGATTGAAAATTNTGATCTGGGTAAGTATTAGAANCAGATGTAATAGTCTGTAATTCGTTATTTATATAAATTTTAACTCTGTCTGTATTGGTACTTTCTGTTGTATCAACTTTTACAACTATATGATACCAGGCGCTAGGGTCTCGTTGTTTTGCATTTGTTGTTAAATTAATTTTATTAGATGTTTGAGATTCATACCATGTAAATTGATCTGAAGCATTAAAATAAAATTGAGAAACATTTTCTCCTGATGAATATACTTCTGCTATTGGATTATGTGAAGTAAGTTCGCCTCTTTTAACCCAAAATGAAAAAGTAAAAGTTCTTCTATTACCATCAGCACTAGGTGTTTTGTGCATATAAGCACTATCACCATCATTAAACCTACATGAGTTGGCTACTTCGTATGCTCCGGTTGATAATGTATTTGCTCCAAGAATAGTAGGCATATTAAGATCCTAATTCTGGGAACTCACCTAATGGTCTTACACCATTTTCATTTCTTGTATATAAAGTTTCTAATGCTGGTGTATCACTTGCGTTTGTAACTTGAGTTTCCATATTAGCAGCTTTAGTTCTTACTGCTGCTCTATGATTTGTAATAGCTGACGGCACTGCCGTACCTGCATCTGCTTTTCTAACAATGTACCAATCTGTATCTTGTAATATTCCTGCAGCTTGTTTTTTTATATTTCTAATTAAAACTGTTTTTAATCCTTCAGCTTTTACAGTATTGGTATCAGCACCATCTGGTGCATCACCATCATCAATTTCTTTTTGAGTCCATTTAGTATCTGCATGAGCTTTAGCTGTTGAATCTCCATAAGATCCTGTAACTTTACCATTTGCAAAAGCAATAAGTAACATTAGTATTAATATACCATTGTTCATCTTTTTTTTTAGAATTATCTATTTCTACTTCATATATACCAATGGCTTCTCTTTCAGATTTAGTCCATAAAGTAAATATAGCTTTTGGATATTGATTGTCTCCAATAGTAATACCTTTATTACCATTTAAGTATTTTGTTATTGATCCATCTTCTACTAGTGCAAACATAATAATATTAACTTAGCGTTAATGCTAAATTCCTTCCTACTTCTAACCATTTACTTCCGTTGTATCTAAATACAAAAAGATCTCCAAGGTTAGCTGTTGTTGTTAACGTCGGAGCTGTGTCCGAGGCAAATTCATATGCGGCATTCCAGGTCATAGTTCTGCTCCCTGTCCCATCTTGAATAATTAATAATGAAATAAAAGCACCTGCAACTCCACCCGAAGCTGCACCAATTGTTCTATTTCCTGCTATAGTTATTTTAGCAACAGGTTGTGTTATTGCATTCCAAGAAGGAGTTGCTCCATCTGTAAGTGCTACTTCTGCATTATAAGCAGCAGCACTAAATATAGCAGCACCTGCATTTGACATATCTAATGTCAATGAAGTAACCGCTGATCCGCCATCGTCACCTTTAAATATAATATCTTTATCTTGTACACCTGCAGTTACTACAGCGTCACTAGAACTATTTGTAAATGATAATATTGTTGTGCCACCATCTTTAATATTAACATCAGCACCGTCAGCGTCTAAATTAATATCAGCAGCAGCGTCAACA